TAACGATATATAATAAAAACATTATAAAAAGATTAGAGAGACGACAAAGGAAGATAGAGGGTTCAATGCTTTCACTAACATTGCTTGATAAAAGAGTAAATGAGATGAATTTGAAGATAGTTTCAATGAAATCTAACAATGTATTTTTATTAAAACGTATTGCTGATCTAGAAGAAGAGATTTCGAACCTAACAAAATTAAATACAAGACTCGATGAAACTAATGGTCGCGTTGAGGGATTGCGCGTTTGTATGCCAAAGCCTTTAAGCAAAGAAGAAATGACTGAAGAGGTAGAGACAACTAAGTTTCATATAAACATTAAGAACGATGAACCAAAGAAACAACCATTAAAGAAAAAGAAGTTTAAATAAGATCATTTTCATCCTTTTTTTTTGAGGGCTTGCTAGAGATAGTAAGCCCTTTTTTATTTTATAAGGAATGAATCAAGATACTTAATCAGCTCTTTATCTGATTTATAAAACATGAATCTTAGAATGTAAAATATGGCTATCAAAGAACTTCCGTGGTTTTATTTGCTTTTTATGGTATTTATTTTAGCAGGATAGCCATAGGTAAGAGAACCCATTAGATGTTTTTTATTTATATGAAGGGGTAATCTCGTATAAGATGAATTAATAGAAAAACTTTACTAGTAATGAAGTTTGACACCAAGTGTCAATGGCACCAAGTGTCATGGGAGAGAAAAGTTATGGCTGATTTCAGTTCAGAGAATGAATTAATCGGTAAGTATGAAGAAATAAAGAAGCGCATAAATGAATTCCGTGAGAATTCGTTACCAAGCAACCAGGACTTTCAAAATGAAGCTGCTACAGACACAAACTTTAATATAGGCAATCAGTCTATCTCGGCAGATACTTTTGGGTTGCTTCCCACATCAAGACGGCAACAATATTGCTTTAACCGAATACGGCGTATCGTTAACATGATTTCTGGTCAACAGAGAAAGACAAGGAAATCTGTTAAGGCAACGCCACTTGAGAATGGAAGTGCAGAAACTGCAGACCAACTTACAAAGTTGCTTATGTGGGCTATGCAGCAGGAGAATGGGTTAGATGTAATTTCTGATTCCTTTCAGGATGCCTTAGTGACAGGACTATCGCTAATTCAAATCACACTTGATTATTCAAGGGATCCTGTTTCTGGGAATATAAAGTATGAGTCGTGTCCATATAATTCATTTATTATTGATCCTTACTTTCGTAAGCCTGATTTAAGTGATTGCAATGGAATACTAAAGCGTTCTTATCTTAGTAAGAAAGAAATTAAAGCGTTATTACCTGCTTATATAGATAAGATAGATAAGCTTGGTAAGCCAAAGGGAGTTGATCCAGACTTCCCAGCCAGTATGGAAACGCTATCAACAGCAAGTAACTATCTGTATCCCTATGATGAGTTCTTCTATAGGGATTATCGCAAACAAAAATTATTAACTGATCTCCAGACTGGAGAATCTATTGAGTGGACTGGTAAGGACGATGAGGCTTTAGATCGTTATCTGAAAGAGTACCCACAAGTAAAACTTTTTGAGTCAATGGTAAGAACCGTAAGGTTAGCGATTACTGTTAACGGAGAAGTCTTTTACGATGGTGCGAATCCACTTGGAATAGATGAATATCCATTTGTTCCCTTTCTGATTTACTTTGCTCCACAGGCAAAAGAAATGTCGTGGAAGATACAGGGCATTGTAAGAGGGCTACGTGATCCACAGTACCTCTATAATCGTAGAAAGGTTATAGAGTTAGATATTATGGAAAGCAGAATAACAACAGCTATTAAATACAAAGCTGGTGCGTTGGTTCGGCCTGACGATGTCTATCTAACGGGACAAGGCAAGGCGTTATGTATTTCCAAGAAAGCTAATCTTGATGATGTTCAAGAAATGTCGGCTCCTCCACTAGATCCAACTATGTTTACTGCTTCTGCAACAATGGGTACAGAGATACAGGAAATAGCTGGTGTTAGTGATGAGATGGTTGGTACGGCAACAGAAGATGTTGCAGGCTTCCTTGCTATGCAGAGACAGCTTGCCGGACTTGTGACACAGCAGGGAGTATTTGATTCTATCGATCGTTCGCAGCGTATTTTAGCTATAGTTTCTATGCACGTTTTGCAGAATAATTTCACGCCTGGAAAAGTACAACGAATTATCGACGAACAGCCAACTGCTGAATTCTACAACAAAGCATTTGGCAAATATGACTGCGTTGTGGAAGATGGCTTAAATACATCGACGCAGCGACAGATGCAGTTTGCAGAACTTTCTCTTTTACAGAAACAGGGCGTAAATATTCCTCCATCTGTATTGGTAGAGGCATCTACTATTCAGAACAAGAAAGATCTTATAGCCGCTATCGGACAAGCTGATCAACAACAACAAGAAATGGCTCAGATGAAGCTTCAAGGTGATCTAGCAGAACAAGCAGCACGTAAAGAACTTGCTGAATCTAGAGCATTCCTTGATAAGAGTCGAGGACATGAGGCTGTAAGTCAGATAGCAGAGAATGAGGCTTCTGCTGAAGAACGTTATGCTGAGGCCAAGAAGGATAGAGCATTAGGCGAACTAAGTGTTGTAAAGGCAATGAAAGAGCTTGATAATGTTGAGCTTGATCAATTTACTAAGTTTATTGATCTCATGAATATGATGAGACAGGTAGAACCTGAGGCTAAGACCCAGGGAGTAATGAGAACAGTTGTAGAAAAAGAATCTGCGAAGCAACCGTTACCTAAAGTAAATAATGGCGTTGGGGTTTCGGAGAGTGTGGAATCGGGTAGGACTTCTGGAAGATTAAGTTCACCACGTCCAGGAGCAGAGATAACTATTTAATAGGAGAGAGTATGAAGACAACATACAAGGGTGGATTTTATACAGGTATGAATGATGCCGCAAGATTAGATGCGATGGATGCAGCACTTGCACCTAAAGAGGGCAAGTCGAGTGCAACACCTGATGAATACGTAAAGAGACTTGTTAAAAATTCTATGGATGCACAGGGAACAGAATCAATTAATGGAACACCTGAGGCAATTGATCGTCAAAAAGCAGCCGATCGTAATATGCTTAAGTCTCAGTTAAACAAGCGCTAAAGGCTTCTTCTTCTAGTTGGTGAGGTGGGGGCTTACGCCTCACCAACGCTAAATTAAAGGATAAGATATGCCAACAATGATAAGAGATGAAGATGAAGGAAAGAAGGTTTGGTTAGATATACTCGGTAAGCCACCAGCTTTTGGAGAGAGGGTATTTAAGAATGAAGAAGATTATAACGGATTTCAGCAGCAAGGAAATAAACCATATACTCCATCAGGATCGATTGACAAAAAAAAGAATGGAAACAGTAAGTGAGGCTGCGAATAGAATTTTAATTACTGAACCATGGGCGGATGCAAGGGATCTTGTTCACCAACAAGCAAAGATAAACTTTCCACGTGAGATGGAGAAGGCAATTGAAAGAGGCATAAAAGAATATACGGGTGATTTCTACGTATTTGTTATTACACCTAAGCTTCGTAATCCTAATGCCATTAAAACTAAATATCAGATAAGAAACTTTTGTCCTCCTCCTGCGTACAACCAGATGGTGTATAAATTTGATCGAAATGAGATGCAACCAAAAGTTCTATGGGTTATACCCTCTAAGGATTTTTGTGAATGGCTTTACATGCACAAGGATTCTGCTCCTGCAAAATTAGATCCAATTAAAAAGTATGTAGTTGAGTTCGTTAATGGAACACTAGATAAATTGTATTATAGCTTAGAATCGAAGGAGAAGAGAGATGACGGATAAAGAATTAAACGGAGAAGAGCATTTGTCTATTACAGATATTCCAGAAGCAAGAGAACCTGTTAACCCTCTTGATCAGGTACCAGCAGAAGAACCTAAGGAACCTGTTCCTACGGAACCTGCTGAAGTTGCTGAAGAACCTATAATTGATAAAGAAAGAGAATTAGAGGCAAGCAGGATAAAGCTTCAAGAAGCAGAGGGCTATCAACAGAAAAACTTTGCTTACTTAAGAGAGAAGAACGAAGAACTCGTAAGGAAGTTAGCTTTATACGAGCAGATGCAAGAAGAAGCTAAAAAGCCAATCCAAGAAGCTATCGATGATGAAGATTATGTTTCTGGCAAGCAGTACAAGCAGGACTTAGCAACTATTAGACAAGAAACAGAGATGATTCACTTTAGAACACTTATGGCATCTCGCTATAACGACTTTTACAATGTCATGACAGAAGATAATATTAAAAAATACATGGAAAAAGATCCTGCGACAGTAACAGCACTTAATAATTCTTCTGACTGGAAATCTGCAACAGAATCACTATATGGACACGTAAAGACTTTTATTACTCCCGCTAAGGTCAATGTAACCAAGCAAGAAAAGAAGATAGTAGAAAATAGTACTAAGCCACGCTCCGCATCCTCTTTAAGCGCTCCTATTCCTGATTCGGCTATAGCCGAAGCTACTTCCTTTATGGATGGTGATGCATACGAAGAAAGAAGGCGTGCGTTATGGGAACAAACAAAACGGGAAGCTAATAGTTTTTTTTAGTTGTTTAAGAACTAGAAGTTTACTTATACTTAATTTGTGTATTTGGTGTGTTTCTAATACATCAAAGGGTTCACAACCCACCGGGTTCACAGCCCACTCTTTGCGTATAATTGAGATGATCGCAAGTCTCGCTTTTGACGTATAACTTGAGCTTCGTCTACTCAATGTTGTGTTGTTATATTTTATTACTCGTAATTTTAGGAAAAATTATGGCAGGAGTAATTAATAATGACGTTATGTCGCCAGCGGTTTCTCTTTATTATGCAGAGAAAACAATTTCGGCTCCGACGTCTAATCTAATTCACGGTATTTGCGCAGATAAGTTTCAAATGCCAGCACACACGGGCGATACATATCGCAAAAGACAATTCGACGACATTCCTGTAGACCTTGTTCCATTGGGAGATAAGGGTGAAGAGCAAGCTCCAGGTGAATGGGGTGCAACAGATATTGATGTAAAAATTCAATACTTTGGAAAACATCTCATTTTGAATGAGCAGATGCTTCTTCAGAACCAAAAAGGTATCTTGGCACAGGCAACAATCTCACTTGGTCGTTGGCTACGTAAAACAGAAGATATGCTTACACGAGACATGCTTTTGGCTACAGAATCATCTCATGATTGTACAGAAGGTGTTAATGGTGATAATCCAACAGATATTACTTATGAAGATATCGGATATGTCATTCAAACATTGCATAGCAATGATGCACAGCCAGTCGTAGAAGGCATGAAAGCTTCGAGAGACTTCGGAAGCGCTCCAATTTCAGATGCGTTTTTTGCAATGGGTCATACAGATCTTTCATTGGATCTTACA